GTTAGTGTTTCTCGCACTTTTAAAAAGTCATCTGGTTCATTAAGAATGACTTCTATCATCATATCAGGCGACCATTGTACAGTGGGTTCTTGAACGACACTCATTTTGTTCCTCCAGTTTCAAATTTCGATTTAATAAATGTTAGTTGTTCTTTTGTTAGAATCCTCAAAGCCTGCTGTGCCTTTTCATTACTATAACCATAATAACGCTTGACAATATCAAGATCTTTGATTGTATCTTTACGAAGCCAAGGAGAATATCTCTTCCTAACTCTCAGAATATTTATAAGAAAGTCATATTGCATTTTTTTGGGAAGAAAATGATACTGATTCAGTTCGTTCACAAACATAATACAGTCAATCTCTGCCGAAAGACACTTATTAATAATGTATGGAGAATATTCCTTCTCAGTTGAAGGGTCTTCATCAATTAGGTTCTTTTTTGTTTGATTGATTGAGTTTAACCAGTCTTTTAGTTCCATATTATCTAATAATTTGCAAGTTAGAATCTGCTGTCCATAGTTCAAGTTCCGTTCTTAATTTGTTGTCTTGCAGCAACTTTTCATGCCTTCGAGTTGCCTTGACTTTCCACCACTCGATAACCTCTTCAGGTTCATATCCAAACTTTGAAATGTAATATCTTTTCTTCTCAGTCAAAGTTTTAGCGTGATCAATAGATTGCTTAAATTCATTTAACTTTGAATCATCACGAAGAGACTTCATAATAATTGAAATCATCTTAGTTTGAATCTTCAATTTCTTTGAAGACTTATCTGCGGAAATCAATCTCTCACCATCGTTTGCATTATTATTAAACCACCAAAACATTTCACGAAAATAGTCATCATGAAATAAGGGAAGAAAATTACTTTCAGTATCTCCTATGTGCCGAATATAAGGTTTAAGACCATCATACATGGATACTCCTTTTGTTGTACCGTATAATGAAGTTGTTTCAAAGTATTGAAGATCAGTTCCATACTTTGCATTAAACTGTCGTTTGAGTTCATTAGATGATGCCAATAATGCAAGTAGTTTTCCGCCAAGATAATTATATCCAAAAGGTTGAACTGGGACAATATTAAATCCCATTACAAACTCATGATTAATTTTAGATAAAGGTAGCACCTCTCCAAAATAATCATTTCTTGGTTTTGAATTGATCGTGGGAGATCCAAACCTAATCACACCAACAACTTTATTGGTAGTATCTTCAGTTACAATCCACTTAATTGTTCTTCCTGGAATTGCTTCTTCAATTGCATTAGAAGCAGTCATATTTAAAATTTCAGAATACAATTCTTGATTGTATTTTGATTTTGGTTTAGAACTAGTATCAACCTCATGAATAGTAAATGACATATCATTTGGTTCAACTGAAAAGTCGGAAAATATTTCCTCCTCAGGACCAAATAATTTTCCAGAAGAATTTTGAATTCTACTTTGTTTTACAAATCGCATGTAATCATCAATGCGATTAAATTTAGAATAATATTCTATAAATTGATCTGCTGCCCAAATAGCATCACTTTCAGATAATAAACTCATACAACTAAAAATTGAGTTTCATACTCAAGAAGTTCCTTTGGAGTTTCAATGTAGTTACTGACAGGTTTCATATCCTTCTCATACCATTTAGTACCATTCATTTTCTCTACCAATTGTATGTTTAAATGTTGATACTTTTTATCAGTATGTGCATAAATTTTAAAGTCATTATCCCTATTAGAAGTTAAAAATGATAGACTTCTATTTTGTTCTGGTGTAATGATAATCGTAGTACATGCCATAATGAACAATTTTTTATATAGATCATAGTCATTCAAATACTTATCTGAATTGTCCATGATCATTCTACCAATAAACTGTGGAGAATAGCAGTGGTCTTTACATAGAGCCCACTCAGGTTCAAGTTTCTTTTTTTCAACTGCTTCAACACTAATTAATCCCGAAGGAACTGAAAGTGAATGTACGGTGTTATAAAATGAATGCGTGACTGCTCTGACAGTATCTTTACATCCTCTATGGGCAAACCATTCATGTACATTTGCTTTCAAATTATTAAAGGCAATCCTACAGTAGGTTTCAACTCTATACTTTTGCTTGGATTGTAGTTTTTGAAAATTAGAGTTCATAATCAGGTTTGTTATACTTTAAGTATTCAAAAAAAGTAAGTTTCATTTCCTTCTGCGTCATGCCACAGTGCTTGGCGGCAGCAGGAAGAGTCATTTTAGCACGAAACAGTGCTTCATTTGCTTCTTTCACATTTGCAGGAGTTGTCTTTACTGGCACTTCATATAAGGATGCCTTATTGATTTTATATGGGTTCATTTGAAACTACACTCGCACATAATTTCAGTCAAACAAGCAAGAAGATTAATCTCTTGGTCGGCAACAAAAGCAGATTGATACTGATACTTAGCAATAACAAGAACGGCGGCGGCAATAGAAGGTCCGTCAAGAACATCGTACAAAGAGTCATAGATACGACGCAAAATGATATTGATGTCATTATCCAAATTGGAAACAACCCACTTACGAACTTCGGGGAAGTTCTTTTCCTTTAGATGCTTGTTAAGTTCATTTACAGAGATATCTGAGAAAGATGCAAGAATTCCAGAGTCTATTTCTCCACTAACTGAATATCTTTGACATTCATTGGTAACCCTTCTAAAGTCTGGAAAATGCTTGTTTATCAGTTCCGCAAGGACCTTCGGATCATATCGGACGCTCTCCGCATCCAAGATGTTCTGTAGACGCTTGAAGAAGGATCCTGCCAACTTGGTCTTTTCTTTTCCTTTGATTGTGAAATCGATGACGGCACATCGGGAATGGAGGGGTTCGATGATTTTGTTCTTGTAGTTGCAGGTAAAGATGAATCGGCAATTACCAGCAAATTCCTCAATAAACGCCCGTAAGAGGAGTTGAACATCGTTGCTCGTGTTATCTGCTTCATCAATAATGATGACTTTGTGTTTAGCATCTGACGAAAGTGAGACGGTCGAAGCGAAGTTTTTCGCATTGTTTCGGACAGTATCGAGGAATCTACCTTCGTCGGATCCGTTGATGACATAACAATCTACTCCCAATTCATTACATAATGCCTTTGCCACGGTGGTTTTTCCTACACCAGCAGGACCACAAAGAAGCAAGTTAGGCAGTTCGCCACTATTTAGAAAATCCTGAAAGGTCTTTTTAGTCTGTTCAGGAAGAATACAATCTTCAATTGTTTTTGGGCGGTGTCGTTCACACCACAGAAAATCACTCATAATAAATCAAATCCACGAAGGTCGTCTTTGGGGCATACGGAGATAGTTATCCGCAACCCAGGGTTTTGAGGCAATATACCTCTTATAAGCAGTGAATGTATCAATACTATCATCATACTTCCATTCATCGGGCATAGCACGAACAAATGGAGTCACTTCAGTAATCTTACCTTTAGGGAAAAGATAGTAGGCAGTTACAAGGGTATTGTAGCACGAATGAGTTTTTCCATAACGAACAGAATACTCATCACAGAGGTTCATACCCCACTTGATTAACCAATAGGCATTATCAATTGATTCTGCTGCCCACCTGGTGCAGGGATGATTACGGAACGCACCTTTTTCAGTCGAATATGGACTTCCATCTTTTTTGGGAAGAGTCCCGTAACCGTGACCCCATTTCTCAGATGCTACGATAGAAAGCATCTGACAACATTCGAGTGCCATTTTTGTTATGTGACGGTCAGGAAGTACGATTGCGGACTCTGACGGAAATGGAGAAGTGACGAATATATTCATCAGAAGCAGTATTTTTGAACTACATATTTTACCTTATCAGGTTTATCTTCCATCCAAAATGCTTCATGCTCTAAGTGTCGAACACTTTCTCCAGCGATAGAAACAGCATTTTTAATATCATTTTTTCTATTGTTCGAGATAGGCATGTCCGACAAAGAAATTCCAAATGATTTTAAATGTCCATTTTTACATACTTGTGCAACATGAACAGATTCGTGATAAAGAGTTTCATTTATATAATGTGTAGGATCTGGTCCAGATTTAATTCGGTCAGTGCAAAGTGTCATAGTTTTGGTACTTGACTGATACCATCCATAAATGTCATGCTTCCTACAAATAGGAGTGTTTTCAACCACTAGAACTTTCTTAGATATCATATTGTAAATATCAAGTCCTTCTGTGGAAAGATAAAGTAAAAATTGCATTATTCAAATGTAGAATCAGGTTCTAGTGCAATCCAGTAAGAGAGATTATGCTTAGTGTTAGTAAATTGTGATAGGAGTTTCCGCGACACAACCACATCATAGGCGCCAGAGATAATCTTACTAATGTTCTCAACCTTGAAGTTAAAAGTAAATTGTTCACTAGTTTCGCCAACAACGATAGAGTATTCATTGGAAGTGTCATTCTTCTTGTCACGGACTACCAGACGAATTGCACCAGCATCGCCAATTGCAGAAATATCAGGAAGTTGATAAACTGATGCCGCCTTCACCAATTTTTCCAGAGAACCAGTTTCCAACTGAAAGCATACATCCTCAGAAGGAAGTTTAATTTCTTTTTCTGGAGGAGAAATAATCACATTCGGGTCGGCATAGAAATACTTAACCCGCCGTTTACCTTCACGAATAGTAATATAGGAATCCTCAGCAAAATCAAGGTCAGGGTCTTGATGAAGACTCAAACCATTTAAGAACTGGTTAAGGTCATAAATTGCAAAATCACGAGGGAACTCCTCGGTGATTTCTGCTTCCGCCAAAATGTTCTTGGCAATAGAGATTGTACGGAGTTTATTGCCTTGCTTGACAAGGATGGACTGATTAATACCAGCAAAGTTCTTGAGAAGAGTCAAGGTATTATCAGAGAGTTTCATAGTGTTTTGTTTCAATTTCATAATAATCAACGGGAGAATTCAGATAGTCCATTATCTTTGCGAGTGTAATGCCCGTCAAAGTGAAGTAGTAGCATAGCATAATGAATGACTTTCATCAAATCACGCTTATTGCGTCCATCCTTGTCACCATAACGAGAACCGTATTTAAGGATGTTTGCCTGACAGAATCCTGCTGCCAATTTCTTTGCTGCCATCAAATCAATGGTTTGAATGTCAGCATAACCATCACTATCACCGCAATAATGTCCGTGATAGGTGCTAGTCACATAATCCTCAACATCTTTGAGAATTTTATCTTCGTTATATTTCCAAAGATGATTTGGTTTATCAGTCATAGTAATTTTATATTCAACTAGATTTTGTTCGTCCTCGGGTCCAAACATAAAGGGGGAAAGTCATAATTTACCTTCCCCAATTATATCAGAAAGGAACGTTAATGTCAATATCAGAACCCTTAGCACCCACAATGGTCGGTTCAGCAGTCTCTGAAGGCATTACAAAATCAGCATCAACCTTATCGTACAGTTCTAGGAAGGCAGTCTTGGTTTCATCATCAAAACGGTTGACACACACCTGAATCGCCTTTGCCTTATCGCCAAAGATGCTGTAAGCACGAATGATATGAACGAGACGGCGGGTGGAGATGATTTCTTCAATACCACCATCATAGAACGTTTTCCTAATGATATCGGCCCAATCAACCAATCGCTTGCAAAAATCACGGTCTTCCACACCAAGATCCAGAGCAACGCCTTCCAGGATCTTCTGCTCGGTAGCAGGAGCAGGATAGGATTGCTCAAAGGTCACGGGGAAACGCTCAAGGAATGCTTCATTGAGCACGTTGGTGCCAATGAACCTACCGTCATCAGAACCCTTACCTTTGGTGTTTGCGGTAGCAACTACAGTGAACCCAGAAGCTGGTTTCACATAACGACCAATTTTTTTGAGAAACACTCCCTTACCTTCCAGAACGGATTGAAGGCACAGAATCTTATTAGATGCAAGGTCAATCTCATCCAGCAGGAGTACAGCACCACGCTCAAGTGCTTCTACCACAGGACCATTGTGCCAGGCAGTTTCACCATTTACAAGACGGAAACCTCCAATCAGGTCATCCTCATCAGTCTCAATGGTAATGTTCACACGAATCATTTCACGCTTGAGTTGAGCACACGCTTGTTCCACCGAGAATGTTTTACCAT